GGTTTAACCCTTTTATCTTTGGAACGATCAGTCATTGCTCTGACTGTATCTCGGTGCGCTTGTTGCCTTGAAACATTAAATGTACTTTGGGCATAAGCTCGAACTCCCTTGGGAGAAATTCCTAAATCTAAAAGACGTTTCAACCTTTCAAGATCTTGTGATCTTATGTCATTGGAACGTCTTGAATTGACCATAGGCACTAGACATTTACTACATTAATATACTAGCATATAAATACAAAAACATTCAATATAATGAGTAGAATTAAAGATTATTTATTAAGGCAACAAAACAATCAAGATCAACCTAATCCTAAAGAAATAAAATTATCTTTCAATGATCAATGGTTCTTATTAACTGCATTTATCAGATTTATTAGAAATTCTAAATATTCTCCCAAATATAAAGCTAGACTTCAAAAGATTTTAGATATTTTCATATTATCTTCAATTAAAGGTTATTCTGTAAAATTTAAGAAAATCATTGCCATCACTAAAAAATAACTGCTATAATAAGGGAGCATATACTTATTTTATCGCTATGTCTGCTTACCTATGTTCGGATGATACTTTCAATGCTTTATCTACTTTCTATTATATGAAAAGTGGTAAAACTGACCAAGAAAGAAAATCTAATATCCTTAGAGCTATTAGATTAACTAACCAAGCTTCTTGGTACGAAAAACAAAATGTACCTAACTCTTTTGAAGATAGGATGAAACTTCACGCAAAATTTGATAAGTTTTGTGATGGGCTTTTTGATATTTGGTTTTATCAATACTCCGAAGAATCTATTTATAAAGTCATTTTTAATATCTTATTAAGAGAAAATCAAAATTCTCTTAACGCTAAATATAACGATAAAGAATATTCTCAAAGACCTTCTTACTCTTACAGAATGTCCAATGTTGTTAACTATTGGGACGATCACAAACAATTAGGTTATCTAGTTGGAATTATTAACAATTATAATTATCAATCTTGTGAACATGATAATTACATTTCTTCTTTAGGTTATGCAATACTTGATCAAATTAAAGAACTCCTTTTAAGAGAATTACAATTAGGTGAAATTTGGGACTTTGACGAATCTAAATTTATCCAAGAAAATAAGTTGTTTCAACCTATTTCTTAATTTCTTTTCACATAACACTACTTAAGAGGTATCATTTATTTAATACCTCTTTTTTTATTGCAATGTCAGATAAAGACTTAGAAAGAATTAAATCTATATATGGCAAACGTAATCCGAAAACTCATATCGAAAAACGTTGCCAAAGACTCTACACAAAACAATTAGACGGATTATCTACAAGACAGTTGGTTTTACAACACGCTCAACGAGAGGGCATTGCTGAAAAAACAGCTTGGAGTGATTGGAAACGCGTAACCGAATGGAACTCACAAGATTTAGCGAGGGATCGTGAAGATATACTCTCTCGTTTACATAGTATGCGTCAAAGATTGTTTAATGCAGCTTTGAAAAAAGGACAATTGCAGACTGCGCATATGATTTTAGACTCTTTGGGTCGAGCGAATGGAGAGACTCAAGAAGCGGTAAATGTGAATATGCCACCGAGCTTGAACATTCAAATCGAAAGCAAGGAATAAGCATTCAATTTTTCATTCAGTTTTTACATTCAGTTTATAAGCCTTGATTTTTCATTCAGTTTTTGCTGACCTGGTCTTTTCCTGGTAAAAATTCATTCAGTTTGCAGCGTGCCTAGATGTTTCCAAATGTTTCTAGGAAAAGAAAAAGGGGAATTACTCCCCTAGTTCTCTGATCTTTTCGTCTAGCTCCTCGATATTGAGCTTTGGATCGAACAAGCTGACACCGTCACCGTTAACGGATCGAACGCCAGCTCGATACTCTTGGAAGTTTTTACAAGTTCTTGCGAACTGATAGCTCTCGTAGTCGTTATCCAACCAGAGAGCCGCGTTCCAAGTTTCGTAGTTAGTCCAACCGTTGTAAGTCATAATCTCAAATACTCGTAGTTGACGTTGTCGTAACGTTGATATTTTTGTGGTGCGTCTCCCAAAGATGAGAGAAGCATAACCACAAGAATAATAAATCCTAGATAAAATTTCATAGCGATTAGGGTTGATAAAGGTCTAATAATAAAAGCTCGTAAGCTTTTGAATCTAGGTTAGAGATCAGAGGATCTAATCGAATTAGAACCTCTTTTATCTCTTCTAACCTTGTGACTTTGTGCGAGTCGTAAAGATTGTTAGTGTCCAATGGAATCCTCGTAAGCTTCCATTTCGAGAGCTTCGGCATGATCTCTTGACTCCTCTTGTAAGATTTCGTCAAGATGTGCCATTGCTTCGGTGTCGTTAGTATCAACACCTCTAGCTTGTGCTTCTTCATGTAAGTGGTGCTCCCACTCTGAAAAACAGATTGTGGGTTCATTGCCTACGATGTCACCGAGTTGTGAAGAAGTCATTAGTTGACCTCCTCTAGCTCTTCCTTTTTCTTCTCTTCGATAATAGACCTAAGAGCTTCAAAAGTTTTTGTTAGTTCGCCCATGTCTCGTGGACCGTACCACTTGAGGAAATCTCTACATTCTTTGTGAACCATTTTCAGGCCATAGTCTCCGCTTCTTAAATCAATGGAGACTCTATCTCCATCTGATAAAGTTGCTGAGACATCATGCGATGTAAAGCTCAGAGATTCGACACCAGAGAAACTGTAGCGAGTCGTTGGTTTAGCCATAGCGAAAAAGTGATAAATTTTCAAGTTGCGTAAGGTGGTTTTCTTTCCTCCTTACTCTTATATTATAGCAGATCTCTTTTATTATACAAGCAAGTAGGTTACTAGTTAGTGTGTCAAATGTTACTAATTTGCTGTATCATATGTTACTAGGGGGAGTGTTGTAAGATTTTTGCTGCTATTTGCATAGGCATAGAACCTGCTGATAGAGTACGAAATAAGTTGCTGTTATAGTAAAAGGGGATATGATTTTTGTATGGCAGTAGCAGAACCGTTAAGTTTAAGGTGGGCACAGGGGGAGGTGTTCAGTAATAAGAGTAGATTTAGGGTCTTGGTAGCTGGTAGAAGATTTGGTAAAAGCTATTTAAGTTGTGTTGAGTTATTAAAAGGAGCTATTGCAAAGCCTGGTGAAACATATTTTTACTGTGCACCTACATATAGGATGGCAAAAGACATTGCATGGAAGACATTGAAGAAATTAGTACCAAAGCAGTGGATCAAGTCTAAAAATGAGACAGATTTAAAGATTGAGTTAGTAAATGAATCGACTATTGAGTTAAAGGGGACAGAGAATGCGATGGCATTAAGAGGAAGAAGTCTTTCGGGCGTTGTCTTGGACGAGGCAGCATTTATGGATAAGGAAGTATGGTCAGAGGTAATAAGACCTGCGTTAGCAGACAAACAGGGATGGGCATTATTTATTTCAACACCTGATGGGACGGCAAGTTGGTTTTATGATTTATGGTGTTATGTGCCTGAAGATGAGAGTGGAGATTGGACGCGATGGAGTTTTACTACTATAGACGGGGGTAATGTTCCTAAAGATGAGGTGGAAGCAGCGCGTGGTCAATTAGATGAACGCACGTTCAGGCAAGAATTTGAAGCTAGTTTTGAAAACCTCACTGGTTTAGTAGCTGTAAGTTTTTCGGACGATAATATAAGTGATGAAGCGAAAGATCTTCACATGTTGCCATTGTATATGGGAGTAGATTTTAACGTTGATCCTTTATGTGGAGTATGTGCGGTAAAACATAATGAAAATTTATATGTTTTTGACGAGATTATATTGAGGGGAGGAGCTACGACATGGGATTTTGCGGAGGAGGTTGTAAATAGATATGGAGTAGACAGAAGAGTTATTACATGTCCCGATCCGACAGGAGGCGCACGAAAAACCAGTGGAGTTGGATTAACGGATCATACAATTTTAAGAAGAAGTGGATTTACGGTATCTAGTCCGCGTGCACCGTGGAAAATAAGAGATAAGATTACTGCTGTTAATACGGCATTGTACGATGCGGCTGGAGATAGGAGAACATTTATCCATCCACGATGTAAAGAGTTAATAAAAGCACTTCGTACTTTAACTTACGCACCAAATACAGGTATGCCAAATAAGAATTTAGGTGTAGATCATGCGTTTGATGCTTTTGGTTATCTTTGTCTACAACAATTTAACTTGGCAAAACCTGAGACACTGGGCCAAACTTCGTTTAGAATATACTAAGATACCCTTTTTGCTTATGGCCTACGGAATGTCAACTACAAAAAAGAAAAAGAAGAAAAAAAAGGGAGGCAAGAAGAGAAGTGAATGTACCTGTAAATAAAGCACTTTACGCTAGAGTAAAAGCTGAAGCCAAACGTAAGTTTGCTGTTTACCCTTCTGCCTACGCAAATGCTTGGTTAGTCCGAGAATACAAGAAACGTGGCGGAACTTATAGAGTAGGAAAGAAGAAAAGTGTCACAAAAAAGAAAAAGTAAACCTACGACCAAGACTAGAGGTGGTTTAGACCGTTGGTTTAAGGAAAATTGGGTTGATGTTAAGACTGGGAAACCTTGTGGTCGTCAAAAAGGAGAAAAAAGAGGCTATCCTGCCTGTCGTCCCAGTAAACGTGTATCAAGTAAGACACCTAAGACTGTAGGAGAGATGACGAAAAGTGAGAAAGAGAGGTTTAAACGTGAAAAAACAGGTAAAAAGAAGATAACATATCAACATAGACGTAAAAAAGCTAAAAAAAGGAGTTAAAAATGGCAAAATCTCATGCAATGGCAAGATGCCAAGGTTATATAGCTTCTGTTAAGAAGGGAAAAAAGAAAAAATCCACTAAAAAAACAACAAAATCAAAGAAAAAATGACTGAAATCACACCAGAAATGCTCGACATCATCGAAAAGGTTAAAGGCAAGCGAAATCCTGCCCTTTGGGACCCCAGATGTGAACAATATATGAGAAAACAAGCAGAGGATAGTGTAAAAAACTCAACAACAAGTTAAAATACTTTTAAATACTCTTTTTTCTTAGAACAATGGCATTTTTTCGTGG